TAAATCGGTTCCGGAAAGAACCGGCAGATTGGCGGAAGATTGCTGAAAATCAATTTCATCATCAACCCCTTCACCGCGAACAATTACTTTCCCGGTCTGCAATAACTGTGAACATTGTACTTCTTCAACCCGGATGATCTGATCTTCCATTTCGGCCAGATCTTTGCCAAGTTGTTTTTCTGCTCTTTGCATAGGGCCATCCCCGGCGGAATAAATGGTTTCACCCTGATTTCGATTCAAAAAATCCTGGGCGGTTGTAACCATTTTTGGCTTCACATAAGGGGGCACATATGAAAAGGCCTTATATCCGATCCTTTCCACAAGCTTTCCTTCATGCCGGGGGTTGACATAGGGGGCAACCCGGCGCTTCCCCTTCATTATATCAATGTCAACGTTTTTTGATGTGGAAACGTTGATTTCCTTACTGAAAAACATATCCCGCAGAAAGGAAAGAGCGGGAAGCCTCTGTTCCAGGGCCGCGATCATTGTCCTGGTTTCAAAAAGTGGTAAACTCATTTTATTTAACTCCTGTTTTTATGTTATCGGTTTTGGTTTTTGAATTAATTGAAATTATCCGCCTGTTCCTTCTGTGGTTCTGGTTGGTTGTTGAAACATTGACAGGGCCCGCATCGCCGCCTTATGTTGGGCAACCGTATCCGTTCCGCCAACTGTTAATTCATTTTGATTGAATTCACCGGTAAGGTAATGAAGGGAAACCACATCCCCCCCGGTTGCATCAACATCATCAGCCAAAACAGATTTTGGATCCTGGGATCCATCCGTTGCGGTTGAATCAACAATTTTAGCCTTCCCGGTTGCCGTGACAATCCCCAGAACAGAACCCCGTTCAAGGTTCTGCCCTGATTCAACGGTTACTTCCTCAGTAACAATCGGGAAATCCCCGCTGAAAAGATTGTCATAATTAAAATCGGTCATTGCTTGCCCCTGGTATTCCGGAATTAATTATTCACAGAAGGATTGATCAGCATCCCCAGATCCCGCATTTCTTCCCGGGCATCTTCAACATCCGTTCCGGATGCAAAGATTAGGGCCCTGATATTAAACTGGCCTTCCAGGTATGCAACCGCTTTTACGGCCGCGCTTGAGGCATCAGAATCATCCGCCAAAACCGCATAGGGCCGGGATGAACCATCCGTTGCCGTTTTATCCAGAAGGACAACTTCCCGGGCGCCAATGGTTACCGCAATGGTAAACTTATCACCGGCGGCAAAATCCGTTGAACCATCCGTTATTTTGGCGGTAATCTGATCGTTTTCAAAAACGATATTTCCGCCCCCGGTTGTGGGGATTGTGATCCCGGTCTGGATGATAACATCATCAGGATCGGTTACTTTGAAAACTCCGCCATTGGTAACCGCTTCAGTACATTCAACTTCATAGGTTCCCTTTTTAAGATCCTGGCGGCCTTCAACTTCGGTTACTGTTCCATCACCGGTATTTCCGCCATCAGCGGTTCCAGTATCCGGAACGCCATCAGTAACGGCAACCGTGAATTTGTCACCAACCGCAAAATCAGTTGATCCATCCGTAACCGTAAAATTCAGTTGTGAGCTTTTGAAAACCCCTGTTCCGCCGGCGCCGGCATCAATGACAACGGTTCCCACAAAGGCGCCATTGGGATCCGTTAATTCAAAGGTTCCGCCATTGGTGATCGCAACCTTACATTCAATGGTATAGGTTCCGGGTTTGGTGTCCGGGCCGCCGGTAACCGCGGTTACCGTTCCATCCCCAGTATTCCCGCCATCAGCGGTTCCAGTTGTGGGGGTACTCTGTTTGATTCTTCCCAGAACAGAACCCCGGGAAAGATCACCGGAAGAAACCAAGACATCAACCGTCTTTGGCCCCTTATCCCCGGAAATCAATAAATCATGCGTGTATGTTCCCAGTTCAGTCATTTTTATTTACTCCTGTTTATGTTGAATTTTGGTTTAGGTTTTAAAATTTGTTTGATTCCTGGTTTTGGTTATTGGTGATGGCGTCCGGGCATCCCCGCGGCAATACCCTTTGCAGTTGCCTGGGCCTTCTCTGCTTTTTCGCTTCCGGGTTCCCCGGCGCCGCCGGCTTCCGCGGATTGGCCTTCCAGATCTTCCGCATCATCTTCAATTGCCTTTCCGGCGGCCTCTGTTTTTGCCTTGTTGCTCTCTGTGATCATGATGGCAAGATCCCCTTTTGAACATTCAGAATTGAATTTGTTTTTGCTGATCAATTCCGTGTTCTGGCCATCATCCAGGGATTCACAATCCTGGATTCTCTGATTTTCGGCCTTCACCCCGGCGGTAAAAGCTTCCGTTTTGGCCGCTTCAATATCCGGGTTTGCACTTGCTTTTCCCTGGGCAATTACGGCATCAAAAAGGGCCGGGTTTTCCGCCTTCAGGGTTTCAGCGGTTGCATTTTTCAATAAGGTGTCCATGGTTTTCACTCCTGTTGTTGAATTGGTTTTTTGGGATTGTCTTTTTATTACGTTTTCAAGGGAATCAATATTATCAATCATTCCAACCTTTAAGGCATCCGCGGCCCCCATTATATCACCCTTTCCATAGTTGTTTATAACATCTTTGAAATCCGTTCCGCGGTTCCTGGCAACGGTTTCCGCAAACATGGAACCCAGATCATCAACTATCTTCTGAAGGCCGGATCGCCCTTCAGCGGTTGTATAATCCGGGCGCTTCATGGGGGAAATGTTTGAAACAATGTTGATGTTTTGAATCCCTTCTTTTTTGTCCTTTTCTGATTCATCCCTGATTGCCGCAACGGTTCCGATTGAACCAATGATTGCCCCCTTGCCCGCTATTATTTCACTAGCGGATGATGCAATCCAATATGCCGCGGAAGCGCCCAGGCCGGATATAAAGGCAATGATTGGTTTTTGTGCCTGGGCATTAAAAACCGCTTCCGCAAATTCATCCAAATCAATGGTTGAACCCCCGGGGGAATCAATATCAAAAATTATGTTCTCAATACTGGCATCATTCAAGGCGGAATTCAGGGAATTGATCAACCCTGTTAAGCTTTCCGCCTCAGATATGTAAGTAAACAAATTGGCCCGGGGGAATATGGGCCCATGAACTGGAATGATTGCGGAATTTTCGCGGATAATTAGCCGGGAATCTTTGATTGATTTGGATTCATTTTCCGTTTCCAGTAATGAATTGGGTTCCCGGATGTGAAAGGTTTCTGGATCGATGGGGTTTGAAACCGTTCTTTGGGCAATATCAATGATCCCCCTTAATGCTTCCGGGGTAATTGCCCAGGGGTACATACAAATATAATCGACCAGACTATTTTTCATTTTTTCCCTTTTTGCTTTGTTGATAGATTGAATGGCATTGGGCAATTGCCTGATCTTGTTTTTTCCCTTCCCCCATCAGTTCCGGTATACACCGGGAAATAAAATCTGATCTGTTTTCGTTTTCTCTGGGTTGCGGCATTACTTAACAATAACTGAAGGTTCAATTCCCTGTTCCGTTAACAATTTGGATTCCTTTGATAGCCTGTTCATGGCGGATTCCCAATCCTTTGTTCCCATCTTCTGGGATTCATCTTCATAAGATGATAGCCGGCCCTGGATCTTCAATAAACTGGCCTTTGTTTCCTTCACCGGATCAATCTGGCCCATTCCCGGGCCTGTCCAGCGGGATCCCATCCAGGCGGCCCGCAATAGCGGATTTGTAAGAAACCCCGGGGCCTTTATTCTTCCGGTAATAACCGCTTCCGTTAACCATGATTCATAAACCGGATCATTGAAATCAGAAATGAAATTTACCCGTTTGGTGATTGCGGTTTTATAGCCTTCGATTATTGCCGCCCGGGATGCAGAATAAGAGGAAGAAAAATGTTGCATCAGTTGTTCAAAGGGGATTCCCAAACTGGCCCCAACTTGCTTTACAATAGCCACAAAGAAGGGATCAAAAGAATCATTTGGCCTTTTGGGATCCGCAATATCAATTTCTTCATCTTCAGCCAGTTCAATAATATTCCCGCTTCCCATCTGATAAAGGTTTTCTTCATCAGCGGCCCCGGTTGTTACATCATTATTTGGAAGGAATCCTTCAGATAAAGAATCCCCAGATTTGGTTTTTACAAAAACAGTAAAAAAGGCGGATACCAGGGCCGCCATCAGTTCCGCTTCACTAAACCGGGTTAACTGTTTTAACTGTTCTAAAACCGGGGCCAGAAATGGCATCCCCCGCCTTTGGCCGGGCCGATCCTTATCAAAGATATGTAGAACATTGGGCCGGCCAGAACGGGAACCCCTAGCCAAAACTCTAACCCATTCATTTGAAGGGGTATAATCACCAGGATGTTGTTTTCTGATGTGATAAGCAACCGGGGTTCCATTTGAATCTACCTCAACCCCTCCCCTGATTTTATATGATAAAGTATCATTTTCGTTTCCCGGGTTTGATAGCCTATCCCCTTCAATAACATGCAACCGCAATTTATAGGGGGCCCCCTTAATACCCCTGAAGGGTAACAAAACCAGAACATCCCCGCTTAATAGATAATTGAAATAAACATGTTGTTGAATCTGATTGAAGTTCAGGGTTCTGTTCAGATCACAGTTTTTTGAATTGGCCCAAATCCCAAATTCAAATTCCGTTTTGTGTTCCCAATCATCAGCGGCCTGATCATCCAGGCCCAGGATCTTCCGGTTGACCCTGCTTTGCATTGTAAGGCCTGGGCCCACAACATTATTCTTCATCCGTCTAAGGGCCGCGGTTGCAACCGGTGTGTTCATATACAGATCCCGGGATCCTGAACGGGATGCCGGCAGATCTGCAATTGTATCCTTATCCGCGGAACCCCCGGAAACAAACCAGGAGCGCATTGATCGTTTTGATTTGCTGGGGGTAATAAATCCCGTTGAACCCCAGAACGACATTACCAAACGGGATCTGATTCTGTTTAATGCCGCTTTAGGATTTACAACCCCAATTAGGCGATCAAATAGATTTGGTTGAACCGCTGAAAACTTACTTTTTCCGAGGGTTGGGAATTTGTCCATTTATCGGAATTTATACCGATTTTGAACAAAAAGTAAAGATCTAAGATCTTAAAATTGCCATTTCTGGCGTTTTTGGTTTTTTTTCGCGGTATTTTTTTTAACGGTTTCCAAAAGGAACAACCCGGCGAACCCGGGGCCCTGTCCGGCCGGCGGCCAATCTGGTAACTTCCTGTTCCCAATATTTCCGTTCCGCAACCACATCCTTTAAATCGGCCCGGGTAAGGGAACGATCACCAATTGAATATGATTGGCCTTTTAAAATGGCCTTTTCCGCGTTGATGTATAATGTCAACATTTCCCGCGCTTCCGTTAATGTAAAGGCGCCCATGGTTGCCCCCTTTTTGGTTTATAGTCCTTTGGATAATACCCTTTTTTTTACTTTTCTTACTTTCCTGGGTTTCAAAACAACCGGCCCATTTTCCGCCTTCAACTTTTCCAAATCCGGATTCAGAATATTTAAGGCGGCAATTGCATATTGCCGGCAATCCAGGGCTTCATTCCGGCGGCCGGCGGGCAATTCCCATTTTAAAATATATTTCCCCCCGGAACGTTTCCGCCTTAATTTTTCGGCCGTTAACATCCGGAAGTAATTGGCATCGTAATCCGGAAGGTTTGGAAAATGGCAATGGGAAGGCCCTGGATTTACTGCTTTCAACATGGAATAGATTTTTGATTTCAATTCATCCGCATATGTAAAAGTTAACCAAACCCGATCTTTGTTCCTTTTATTGGGCCGGTTGATCAACCCCTTCCCCCAACCATCTGTTCCCTTCACCGGGAAGATCCGGCGTTCTTCCCTGGCCCTGCAAAACTTGTAAACCCTTTTGGCAACATAACCGGAATCAATCCCAGTACAAGCAATCGGGAGTTCCGCGCCGGATTCATGGCCCCAGGTTTTTTTTAAATGGAGATCCAACAATTGCCAAACATCATCATATTCCGGATCCCCCATAAACCTGGAATAATCCAAACTCCAATTTTCTTCATGCTCACCCCATCCAACTGTTTCAACTTCAATCCGATCATCCTGAACATCAACCCCCGCGGTTATTATGAGAACCCCCGCCGGCGCCGGGGCCGGGTATTCTTCTTTTCTGGATTCTAACATTCCATAATCAACTTTCTTCCCTTTTTCGCTGAACGTTTCCCCCAGGGTTGAATTGATGTGAACCTTCAGTTTTTCAGTATCCAATGTTCTAACATATCTCAGGAACCGATTAACCGCTTTATCCCAGGAAAAGAAACCCAGGGGGGAATATAAGGCGTTCAGATGGAATGAAGCAATTTCCCGTTGCGGTTCCGCGGCAATCCAAATTCCATTTTCCAACATCCAGGTTTTATGATGTTCCCGGATCCTCTTTTTGCAAAACTTACATTGAAGATAAACAGAACCAGGAACCAAAAAATTCTTCTTATCCCTTTTGAATTTGATCTGGGCCCAATCAATGGTTTGTTTCTTCTTACAAAAAGGGCATGGAACATTGTAGGATCTCTGATCCCCCTCTTTATAAAGCGGTTCAATCTTTGATGTTTCTTCAATCTTTGGGGATGATAAATGAAATATCTTCCGGCGGGGGAAGTTGTTGGTTCTTACAATGGCCAGTTCGGCGGGATCCCCTTCTTCATCAATATCCGCATCAAAAGAATCTTCTTCATCCAACATCAGGATCCGGATGGGCATGGAACGCAAACTTGCCGCGGAATTGGCCCCCCCCAGGATCAGGATCCCCCCGGGAAAGTTTTTAACAAATATTGTGTTTGCATCATCCCGGGATTTGGCTTCCGGAAGGCGGCCCCGGATAACCGGGGAATTCTCCAATGATTTTTTAAATCTTTGGGCGGAAAACTTCCTTACCGCATCCAGGGTTTTTTGAACATACAACATTGGCCCCGGATCCCAATGGATGGTATA